GCACGGTGAAATCGCTGAGGAAGTTATGTCTCGGCTGTTTCAACAGGTAGTTGGGGAACAGGTTGCATCTATTGGCTTCGACTATGTAAATGGCACAGAGACTAACCTAGAGCCTCTGCGTCAACTCATTGACTTCTACGGTGACGACTTTCTACCAGACATTAAGATTGACTGGGAAGACATGACTATTGATCATCTACTTAAGATGAATGGACTTGAGGCGCAATGGAAGTTTAACATTCCGTCTCTGCGTAGGCGAATTGAAGGTGTTAATGGTGGACACCTAGTGATGGTGGGTGCGCGTCCGAATTGTGGTAAGACCAGCTTCCACGCCTCTCTTATCGCTGCACAAGGTGGCTTTGCACATCAGGGTGCCAAGTGTTTCGTGCTGTGTAACGAAGAAGCTGCACACCGAGTAGGCGCTCGTTATCTGACTGCTGCATCCAACATGACTATGGAAGAGATTAAAGAGAACCCTGCACTAGCAGCATCACGATATGCTAAGGTCAAAGATAACATCTTCCTAAAGGATTGCACAGGTAAAGATTTGTCATGGGTTGAGTCTATCGTTAAAACTAGTCGTCCAGACATTCTTGTACTAGACATGGGTGACAAATTTGCAGCACGTAGCAGCGACAAGTCTGATGTGTACTTGAAAGATGCAGCCATCTATGCTAGGAACATAGGCAAGGAGTATGGCTGTGCTATCTTCTGGATGAGTCAGCTTAGTGCAGATGCGGAAGGCAAAGTCATGGTCAATATGTCTATGATGGAGGGTTCTAAGACTGGTAAAGCTGCAGAGTCCGACTTGATGCTGCTGCTTAGCAAGAACCAAGTCGTTGAGGGTGCAGAAGAGGAAGACACGCAGCGTCACATCAATATTGCCAAGAACAAGCTCAGCGGCTGGCATGGTATTGTACATTGTGAGCTTGACGGAGCACGAGCAATTTATCAAGCATAAGGAGAACAACTAATGACTACTGTTAACATTACATATAAGCCGTGGGAATATCACTGTGGTGATGGCTGCTGCACAAGTTGGGGTGTAGATGCTACAGTCACTGTTGGTGCATTCACGTACAACATTGAGGCGGGTGACGAAGAGGGTGTGCTTCGTGACTTCATTGAGAAGCACTACGGTGATGATGTTGAGATTGAATACGAATATAAGGATGAGGATGAAACTTATGAGTCATGAGGAACAGCTTCTAGCTATACGTAAAGAGCTAATCGAAGAAGCATTGCAGAAGTATGATACAGCTACAGGGCTATACGGATACACTATTCTCCGTGCAGCACGGGATGGATTGCTACAAGTAAAGGAGTAACAATGAAGTGGTGTAAAGGCGACGAAGAACATATTGAGTTAGAAGAGCTAGAGAGTAGAGTGTGGCGTGAAGATGATTTGTATAAACTTACATGCAGTAAATGTGGTAAAACAGGTACATCTTTAGCTAGGCGTCCTAATCAAGCATCTCTTATGTGCGGAGAAATAAAGGAGTAGCAATGACCGAATACATCCTAGACGTTGAGAATAGTACCACTACACACCACGACAAGCTGCACCTTGATCCATTTGAAGCAGCTAACACTCTGACTATGGTTGGTATGCAACGTGTAGATGATGCTAGGAAGTTGATGCTTCCATTTGACCACGAAGAGGCACAAGATACCACAGGAGCTAACCACAAGCGTATCCAAGCTGCACTGGATAAGTGTACGCTGCTCATTGGTCACAACCTAAACCATGACTTGATGTGGCTGTGGGAAAGTGGCTTCAAGTATGACGGCCCTGTGTACGACACAATGCTTGGAGAATATCTGCTACTACGTGGCCTCGACGAACCACTGTCACTGGAAGCTTGTGCTATTCGTCGTAAGCTACCCGTGCAGAAACAGGATACACTTAAGGCTCACTTCAATGCTGGTGGTACCACTAGAAACATGCCACTAACAGAGCTTACAGAGTACCTTAGCTTTGACCTTGGTACCACTAGAGAGCTATACCTAGCGCAGCTAAAAGACTACAACAGAGAATACTCCAAGTCACTTATTCCTGTGCGTAACACAACTATGCAAACATGTGTCGTGTTGACACGAATGTATTGTAACGGATTTGCAGTTGATAGTGACGCATTGGCAGAAGTTAAGCTTGAGTTTGAGACTGAGCTAGCACAGATTGAAGAACGTCTGTATAAGCAAGTGCGGATACTTATGGGTGATACTCCTGTTAACCTCAATAGCCCTGAGCAAATGTCTCAAGTTGTGTTTAGCTGTGCATTGAATAATAAGAAAGAGTGGGTGCAACTATTTGAACACACTAAGACAGATGCTGAATTCAAGGCTGCAGTTAAAGCTAACACAAAGCCTCTGTTCAAGACTGTAGCGTATCAGTGTCCTGTGTGTGAAGGCAGGAAGTACGTACACAAGACCAAAGCCAATGGGCAACCATACGCTAAAGCTAACAAGTGTAAAGAGTGTGATGCAAATGGCTTCCTACTTCGTAACACAAAAGAATTAGCTGGTCTTCGCTTCTCAGCACCAAGTAAAGATTGGGTTTCAGCTAATGGTTTCTCTACAGCTAAAGACAATCTGTCTACGCTAATCGTTGTGGCTAAGCAAAACAAGATGGATGAAGCGGAACAGTTTCTGCTTGATCTACAACGCATGAGTGCTGTGTCTAGCTACCTCTCTAGTTTCGTTGGTGGCATTGAAGCTTACACTAAAGCCGATGGGCTGCTACACGTAGGTCTGACACAACATATCACTGCAACGGGTCGCTTTAGTGGCCGTAACCCTAATATGCAGAACATGCCACGGGGCGGTACATTCCCTGTTAAGAAAGCTTTCGTGTCACGCTTCAAAGGCGGCAAGGTTATGGAAGCTGACTTCGCACAGCTAGAGTTTCGTGTTGCTGCTTACTTGGCACAAGACGAATTGGCTATGGAAGAAGTGCGTACAGGCTTCGACGTTCACAGTTACACAGCAAAGGTTATTACAGATGCAGGAGAGGAAACCACACGACAGAATGCCAAAGCCCACACGTTCGCACCTCTGTATGGCGCTACGGGACACGGTAGAACGGTTGCTCAAGCTGCTTACTACCACCACTTCATTGAGAAGTATGTTGGCATTGCTGCTTGGCATAAGAAGCTTGGTGATGAAGCTGTTAGGTTTGAAAAGATCACCATTCCAAGTGGCAGGCAATATGCTTTCCCCAACACTGTACGGCGTAAGAATGGCAGCGTAACCAACTTCACTAGGATCAAGAATTATCCGGTGCAAGGTTTCGCTACAGGTGACATTGTTCCAGTTGTGCTTATTGAGATTGATCGGCGGCTACGAGAGGGTAACTTCAAGTCTCTGCTTGTCAACACTGTGCATGACTCCATTGTGTTCGATGTACACCCCGACGAGATTGACCGCATGATTGCTCTTATTGATGGCATGAACGCTGATCTGCATGACATTATCAAGAACGCTTTTGGTATTGACATGAACGTGCCTCTTCTGCTAGAAGCAAAGATTGGTGACAATTGGCTGAACCAGAAAGACGTGAAGAAACTGTGACTAGGCTAAACAAAAAGCTTGACACAGATACCTAAAATGAGTATAACTACTTCTCCGCCAAACGAAACAAAGCGGAAAGTTAACAACAAAAGGAACCAAAATGAGCAATGATATCGCACTCCTGAACGACACCTTCGACGCTGGCACTGACCTCGCTAAGATGTTGGGCTTCTCCACTGGCGGAGGTAACGAACAAGCCAGCACTCTTGCAGAACTCAAGCAACTCTACAAAGCTGTCAAAGGTGAAATGGAGCATAAGGGCAAGAAAATGACGGTTGAAACTGTCGCTGGTGGCAACTACTCGCTGACCACTGCTGACGGTAAAACGATCTACTCTGACACTGTTACTGTTCGTATCTTCATGCAACGCTATCAGTATCAACGTTTTGAGAAGTATGCTGCACCTGTTGAAGGTAAAGACGGTAAGATGTTCCGTTCAGTGATGGCACTTAGCCTCAACAGTGGCGACTTGAAGGATAACTACGGTGGCTTCAACTGTGGTCGTCCCGGTGGTTACATCAAAGACTATGATACCTTGGCTGGACCTTTGCGTGACATTGTGAAGAACACCAAGCGTGTGCTGCTTGTCTTCGGCTACGTCACTCTGGATAACCCTGTTGACGAGAACGGTAACACTGTAGAGTTTGCTGGTCCTACGCCCTTCTTCATGCGTATCAAGAACAGCAAGAGCTATAAGAACGTGGAAGGTGTTGCCAAAGCTTTGGCTAAGCTTAACCGTCTGCCCATTCAGTATAATGTGCGCTTCACCAGTGACTCTGTGCCTCTGCCTAACGGTGAGCTTAACCACTTCGTTGTAGCTGAGCCTATCGCACCTGTGGAGCTTACCGCAGAAGATCAGCAAGCAGTGAAAGACTTCTTGGCTTGGGTTGAATTCAACAACAGCATGATCTTGAAGCTGTGGGCTGCGGTGCATGAAGATGATATTACGGAAGAGCAGAAAGAGTTGCTGCAATCCATGATTGATATTAGCAATGACACTGCTACTGTAGACTACAACGACGATGAAATCCCGTTCTAAGGAGTAGCGTATATGAACCATCCAGCAGAAGTAGCACTTCATATGTTGCTTCAAGCTGTAGCTGCAGGGTCGGGGAGTGTCAGCGATGATATCCTCGACCAAGTGGCTGCAGACGTGAAAGCTTCTCTAAAGAAACAACTCAGTGGTCCTTCACGTAAGGAAAACTTCTCACTACGAATGTCTAACCTAGGTCGTCCTACGTGTCAGCTTTGGTTTGATAAGAATAAGCCAGAGCTTGCAACTCCAATGCAACCGTTCTTCCTTATGCAGATGCTTATCGGTGACGTTACAGAAGCAGTGTTCAAGGGTTTGCTTCGTGCAGCGGGTGTTGAGTTTGGTGAATCTGAAACTGTATTCCTAAAAGTTGGTGACACAGAGATTCGTGGTAGCTACGACTTGAAGCTTAACGGTGCCATTGATGATGTTAAGTCTGCATCACCTTGGAGCTTCAAGAACAAGTTTGACAACTACGAAACGCTTGAAGAAGGTGACAGCTTTGGCTATGTTGCACAGCTTGTAGCTTATGCTACTGCTGCTGGCGTAGACGTTGGCGGCTGGTGGGTAATTAACAAGTCTAACGGTGAATTCAAGTACCTCAAAGCTACACCTGATGTAGACAAGGTGCTTAAGCAGATCGAAGCCACTGTCAGCTACATCAACAATGATGAACCGTTTAAGCGTAGCTTTGAAGCAGAAGCAGAAACGTTCTACGGTAAGCTTACGGGTAACTTGGTTGTGCCGGAAGCGTGTCACTTTTGTAACTACAGATCGTCGTGCTGGACCAATGTTCGCACTCTGCCTAAGCTTGTGACTAAAGCTTCCACCAAAGAGGGTGCCATGACTGACTATGTGTATGTTGCACCAGAACACGAAGAGAAGGCGCAGAAGTATGAGCAATGAAGAAATAGGCTACTACGAAGTTGGTGTGTACAAACGCTATGAGGATGAAGTCAAGGAAGCATTTGCGCTAAAGGGACTTAACGTTGTTGTTGTCAGAGAGTTTCAACATAAGGAACAGGGACGCATCACTCGTGTTAAAATCAATGTGCAGGGCGAACCACTATTTGCGGATTGGAAGAGTGGTGAAGTTATCCGTAATGTAATTGAGATTGTGGCTGAGAAAGCTGCACAAATGGTCCAACTAAGGGAGCAAAATAATGAGTAATGAAGAAGATAACCCAATCAAGTATGCTGTGTACAATGTAAAGACCAACAAGTTTTGGAAACAAGGAAGTACCTTTGGTTCTGTAGGTGCAGCTAAGAATTCATGGACTGCTAACACACGTTATCGTGATGTGTATCCTCTTACGGAAGCAGCGTTCTGGAAACGTCCTAAGTGGTCTGTGGATGCACATGAACTAGGCTATGTAGTTGTAAAAGTAAAGCTAGTAGTTGTAGATGAAACCTAATACACAAAGAAAACATAATCCTAGAACTTACCGCAGTGGCCTTGAAAAAGAGGCTGCTGCTTTTTTGTCTAAACACAATGTACCGTTTCGCTATGAAGAGGTTAAGATTGAGTGGGAAGACCTAAGCTACAGAACATACACCGCTGACTTCATTTTAGACAACGGCATCATCATTGAAACTAAGGGAATGTTTGATGCTGACGATAGGCGTAAACATCTTGAGATAAAAAAGCAACACCCTGAGTTAGACATTCGCTTTGTGTTTAGTAACGCTAAAGGAAAGCTTTACAAAGGTTCAAAGACGTGCTATAGCCAATGGTGTGAGCAACACGGTTTCCAGTGGGCGCACAGAGTTATACCGCTTACGTGGCTACAGGAACACGGTACACCAATCACAGAAACAAAGATCAAACTTAAAACATCACGGAAGGATACTTAATGAGTGAAGCTACCAACACCAAAACCAAGGGACTCAAGAAGCTGACTAAAGCGCACAGCATTCCGCTTAAGCTAGCTAAGGGCGGCAAAGAGTTTGTGCGTGATAGTAGCAAGAGCCGTAAGTACAAAGTAGCTGGTGAATAAGCATGGAGTACGAAGATGATGATGGCAACGCTATCTACTCGCTGATGCTTGTGCCATACTACGAAGATAGCGGTAGTCTCAATGTCAAAGTAGGTATGGCCTTTCCTTTTGCAGAAGATGAAGATGATGCGCTTCATGTTCAGATGGTCAGTATGCTTACCCTTCTAGCTACAGCTTTCAAGCTGACACAAGAAGATGAAAAGTTTACTGCAAAGCTTATCAAGAAGTCCAAAGGTATGCTGGAAGACTTTAAGCAAGACATGGAAAAGAATAAAGTTAAACCTAAGCAATATCTGGATGAAGAAAAGAAAGTTGTGAAGCCTAGCTTTAAGGGGAACAAATGAGTGAAGCTAAAAAGACCACAAAATCTGACGGCAGTGCTAGCAGCTATTACGACTTTCCTGCTGGTGCTACCACACTAAACGATGTAATGGAAGACCTTGCTGCTAATCGTTGGCACGGTGATGCACTACACCTCAAGGATATCTTCAAAGCTGCGTGGCGCTGGGGTGAGAAAGAAGGCACTACCAAAGCCTATGATGCACGTAAAATCATCTACTACGGAGCACGACTGCTAATGCTATACGCTGGCGTTGAAGCTTTGCGTACCACACTGCAATCTCTACTCGACGACAAACAATTCCAAATCAAAGGAGAAGCCAAATGATTAACGCTACCCAAGAAGTCTCTGAGTTCATCCGTGTCTTTGACGCTTCCACGGACATTGCTCTGTGGGAACGCCTCATTGAAGAGGAGGTTATGGAGCTTCATGTAGAGCTTACTGCTGACACCATCAATCGTGAAAATGTGCTAAAAGAAGCGGCTGACGTTATCTACGTTGTGACTCCGTTGATTGGTATTGTGGAAGCACTCGGTGATATTGGCCTTGTGTCACAAGAGCGTATGCTAAAGCTGCAGAAGCTTGTTGAACGTGCAGACAATAAGCTGGAAGTTGCCATCGGTATGTTTGGTGAAGAAACCATTGAGAAAGCTGTGAAGCTGGTACACGCAAGCAATATGTCGAAGCTTGGTGATGATGGTAAACCTATTCGTCGTGACGATGGAAAGATTCTCAAAGGGCCAAACTACAAGGCTCCCGATCTGAGTACATTGGTGTAATATGCGTTTCAGTATCGCTGTAGAGATTGAAGTGGACGAGGGCAGCAATGTTCTCTCCACCTACACCAAGAACCATGAACAAGACGTAGCGGATGCTGTTGCTAATCTGCTACATGACCTAGACGATGCAGAAATCTCTGACATTGTTGTAACGAAATTGAAGGACTAAAATGGCTAAACATAAAGTATCCGCACGAGCAGAAATCCTAACGCGCAGGACATACAATAGACCTCTTGATGAAGCAGGTAACGTATTTGAAACATGGACACAGACTGTTGATCGTGTTATTGGACACCAAGAGTGGTTGTGGAAACGTGCTGCTAAAGGTGAATTGACTAGTGAAAACTATGCAGAGCTTCAAGAGTTGCGTAAGCTTATGCTTGATCGTAAAATCTCCACGTCTGGACGTACTCTGTGGCTTGGCGGCACCTCTGTTGCACAGACTCGTGAAAGCTCAATGTTCAACTGTAGCTTCGGTGAGATTGAGACTGTACACGATGTAGTTGACGCTCTGTGGCTTCTGCTGCAAGGTTGTGGTGTAGGGTTTAAGCCTGTCGTTGGCACTCTCAATGGCTTCACTCGTCCTACTACTGTTGAGACTATTCGCTCCACTCGCACTAACCGTGGCTTTGAGCACAACACAAACTACTTCTACATTCGTGATGGCTTGAAGGTGTGGGAGCTTCGCATCGGTGACAGTGCAGAAGCATGGGCTAAGGCTGCAGGTAAGCTTCTAGCTATGAAGGAACCTGTTGACGTTATTGTGCTTAACTACCAAGAGATTCGCCCTGCTGGTGAACGCTTGAAGGGTTACGGATGGATTAGCTCTGGTGATGATCAAATTCATGTAGCATTCAAAGCTATCTGTGAAATCCTGAGTAAACGTGCAGGTAAACTGTTGCGTGAAATGGATATCCTCGACATTATGAATTGGCTTGGTACCATTTTGTCGTCTCGGCGTTCTGCAGAGATTGCAGTGATGGACGTTGAAAGTGTAGAGATTGACGACTTCATTGTGGCTAAGAAGGATTATTGGCTGCACAACAATTACCACCGCACTCAAAGCAACAACTCAATTCTGTTTCATCACAAACCATCTAAGTGGGAGCTTCTGCACATCTTCCAAAAGATTCAAGAAGCGGGTGGTTCTGAGCCGGGGTTCATCAACGCAGAAGCTGCAACTAAACGTGCGCCTTGGTTCAAAGGCGTCAATCCTTGTGCTAAGTAATTTTGGCACTTTAGCGAGTAATCGTTAAATAAAACTATGCGAACTGCTGGAAGTCTGTTAAAGCTGTGTGGCTACAGCGTGATCTGAAAAGATGGGCGCGAATTGCTAAAAACACACAGCGTTGGGTAATCAGCAACCAAGCCCTTTTAACATGGGGAAGGCTCAACGACTAAATGTGCATAGCCCTCGGGCATACAAATAGGATGGGAATAATGAAAGAAGACTTCGATAAAGGTATACAAATGGCTGTCCACGCAAAGGACATTAACTATTTTGCAACGGAAGCAAAGTCCATTGCTTCTAAATATGGTGTATCAGTAAAAACTGTGTATAATAGATTCGCTAGTATATATGGGGTAAGTGCAAGGGAGCATATCTCTTCCCTAATTGAACCTAGCTCCGAGTATCTGGCATCCCTAGTGCTAACTACAGAAAATGTAACAGAGCTTAAAGATATACTTAATCTACCTCAAAAAATGATTACTGGTATTTTTGATAAGCACTTTGGGTGTTCTACGTATAAATCAACAAAAGAAAAGTTGTTGATGGAAGCCCCTATTACAGTAAGAAATCACCCATTCAGAGAAGATAACGTAGCACTGCTTATGTCTCAATACCTAGGAGATGGTTCCTACGACAAGAAGCGTCACGCCCTGCGAGTTGTACACGGAATGAAACAGGCAGAATATCTTAAATGGAAGGTAGGACTGCTACATGATGGGTATAATGAGATTTCTACTAAAATTACGCAACACCTACATAAACAAGGACATGAATATGTATCTTGGTACTCTGGTAAGCTGGGTAACGTAGACTTTCCAGAAAGTATGTGTGATGCAGTAAAACTTCTTACTCCTCTAGGATGGCTTTTACTGTACTTTGATGATGGATGTTATGGACAAGACATTCATATAGTAAACAATAAAGAAGATGTAGCTGTAGCCATGCAGCAAGAGCTTCTGACGTATGGCATTAAATGCAGAGTAAATAAGTGTAGTAATGCTAATGCGTACATAGTAACGGCTTGTGGAGGAGAGCACTCTATTCGCTTTTACAAAAACTTTATCGAACCATATCTCTCAATAATCCCTCTATGTATGCAATATAAAACTGAGGTGAAGATATAGTCTGTAGTAATGGGGGTTAGCTTCCGTACTAAGGAAATCCTTCTAGGAAATAAGTCTTTTTGTAACCTTGTTGAGGTAGACCTCGGTAAGTTTAACGGTGATATTGAGGGTCTGTATCGTGCTATGGAAGTAGCTGCACGTGCTAACTACCGACAAACTTGTGTCAACCTTGATGATGGTGTTCTGCAGCGTTCTTGGCATGAGTTGAATGAGTTTCTGCGTCTGTGTGGTGTTGGTATCACTGGCATTGTACGATGGGAACACGTCAACAATGCTGTAGCTTATGCAGCTATTCGTGTCTATGCTAAGCAGGGTGCTGATAGCATGGCTGACGAGCTTGGCCTACCCCGTGCTAAGCTTGTGACCACTGTTAAGCCTTCTGGTACGCTGGGTAAGATTATGGATACCACAGAGGGTGTTCACAAACCGCTTGGCAAATATATCTTCAACAACGTCAAGTTTGGCAAGCATGATCCTCTTGTGCCTCTGCTTAAAGCTGCAAACTACCACGTCTTTGAAGTTGAAGGTATCACGGATGCTGTTATGGTCCGACTTCCTGTGTCATATGAAGACGTAGCATTTGATGTTGTGGATGGTGTTGAGGTTAACCTTGAGTCTGCTATTGCACAGCTTGATCGCTACAAGCTTCTGATGGATAACTATGTGGATCACAACTGTTCGGTGACTATTAGCTATGATCCGAGTGAAGTGCCAGCTATCGTTGATTGGCTTCTACATAATTGGGATACGTATGTGGGTGTTAGCTTCATCTATCGTAATGATCCGACTAAGACTGCTACTGATCTTGGTTACACATATCTTCCGCAAGAAGTTGTGACCAAGGAAACATTCAAAGCATACACCAAGACGCTGCTGCCCCTTGACCTTGACAAAGCTAATACGCTTGAAGAATTGGATCAAGAAAGCTGTGCCACTGGTGCTTGCCCCATTCGATAAGGAGTGTAAAGTATGACTAAAGGTGAATACAAAGTAGGCATTGACTTCAATCCTAGCCAAGATGATGTTGTGGGGCGCATTAAGCGTCTCGCAGCAGACTTCATCGACTTGGTGGATTCCATTGAAGTGAAGATGCCTACTGCAGATACGGATACGGCAATGTGGACACAGGTACAAGAAAAGGGAAGGCTCAAAGCAGAAGCCATGACTGAGATTGAGTTGGCAGCTATGTGGGCTGTTAAAGCTGCAACTAAGGGGGTACCTAAGTAGCATGTATTACATCATTACACGTGAAGACTGTGGTTACTGCGACAGAGCTAAGGGATTACTTAAAACTAAAGGTCACAGCTTTGAGCCTTATTTATACACGGAGCACCCTATGTTTAAGAAGCTGATGCGACGAGCTAGCCTTGATACAGTACCACAGATTTGGCACAATGACACCTACATTGGTGGCTACAATGATCTAGTTGAATATCTAAACGCTTGGAAGGAGGTATAACAATGATTCTGCAAATGATTAGCAACAGCATCCCTGAGCTTCTGCTAGCACTTACTGCTTTCATTGCTTTCAAAGTACGAAAGTATTAAGTTGACATTGTTGTAGCTTTATGCTATAACTAGTTAGTGTTACAATACATCAGACAGAAATACGTACTATCCTAGCTTTTGTAACACGAACACGCTCCTAAAGCATTGGTGGTGATGCAACGGATTTGTAACCCGTAGAACTTAGTTCAACTCTAAGTAGGAGCACCACGTTGGTTTAGTGTAGTGGTAACACGGCAGTCTCCAAAACTGCAGTCCTTGGTTCGATTCCAAGTTCCTTCGCCAAATATCACTAGGAGTTTATATGTCAAGTTGGGACGGATCAGTTGTAAATCCTACAGTTTATGTAGAGAACGGCTTAGAGAGTTGGGTGCTTGACTCTAACGGCAATCCTTATGTAGTAACTAAACGCTACAAGATGGGGTTTGACTTAACTCCTAAAGCACAAAAAGAAGAGACTACACTACCACAGACACAAAGCATTAGACCATTTATGCTTGTGTTCTAACTTCATAACAGAAACCCTCAATAAGAGTGAATACCAAATGGCACTAAAGCGAACTACAAAGTATAAGAATGCAGATAGTGAAGCTGCAGCTAAATACGTAAAGCTTGTTGCTATGAATGAAAAGCAACAAGATTACATTGATGCTCTAGCTAACCACGATCAGCTTATTGTGCTTGGACCTTCTGGTACAGGTAAATCATACATTGCAGCTACATATGCGGCTAACTTGTATCTACAGAAGAAGATTCACAAGATCATCATTACGCGGCCAAATGTAGCTGTCGGTAAAGAGTTGGGTCACTTGCCGGGAACGCTAGAAGAAAAGTATTCTCCGTGGCTAGCTCCAATTCTTGATACACTAGAGAAGCATCTAGGTAAAGCAGTGGTAGAAACAGCACTAAAGAATGGCAACATTGAAATGGCACCTCTTGCGTTTATGCGAGGACGCTCATTTGATAATGCCTTTATTATTTGCGATGAAGTACAAAACACCTCTGTTGAAGAGTTTAAGATGTTCATTACTCGTGTTGGGCAAGACTGTAAAGTTGTAATGAATGGTGATATCAAACAGTCAGACATTCGTGGTCAAAGTGGGCTAGCTAAAGCGATTGATCTAGCTAAGAAGTACCACATTGATGCAGCGGTAATTGAGTTTACCCTTGATGATGTTGTACGTTCTGATATCTGCAAACAGTGGCTAACAGCATTCTATGGAGAAGGTATATGATTAATATGTTGATGTACTACATTACTACTAAAGAGGGAAAACGCAAATGACACCGTATGAAGCAGGCTATCAAGGCTTTACTAAGACACACCGCAATCCGCATCGCTATGGTACTGCTGATCACAAAGCGTGGATTGCAGCTAAATCTGTTATTAGTAACCCAAACAAAGCTGACACGCAAGCTTATCGTGAGTGGGAGCGTGGCTTCAATGCTGCATACTTCTACAACAAAGAGAAGTTGAACAAAAATGGATGATCAAGCAAAAGCTAAGCAATTCTTCGCTGGACTAGCTGATTATATGCTACCACTAATTGAGTATCTTGATGATAACCTACATGCATCACAAGAGCTTACTAATGCTGAGACTAGGTTTTCAGAGTTTCAGTTTTGGCTAGGTGAAGCAGTTAACGCACACGGCATTAAATAAAAGTAAACCCGGCTGTAGCTTGAGTGCTACGCCGGGTTTCTGCATTGTTACGGTGCTGCTACTCGCTCTTTCTCAAGCTCAAGTCGATCAGACAAGATGTTTAGTTGTGCTGTGTTGAGGTCATATAAGTCGCCTTCACCGATAGCTTCACGGAAGATCGCAAGACCCTTCTTAAGCTCCTTCTCAGTATACTTATTAGACATATCAAATAGCAATGCCATTCGCGCATCTTCCACAACCATCGTGCCTCGGAGTGCATTGAGCGCATCCTTCTTAGCAAGTGTCAGTGCATTAGCGATACGGTTCTGCTTCATCTTAAGCTCTAGCTTATCAAAGGCAGGCGTATCTAGCACCTTCATTCGTGCTTCAATGTAAGGCTGGATTGCTTCATTCACAGCGTTGTTAGCCTCTGGAATGTAAGACTTCACGTTGGTGTCGTACAGCGCCCTACCAATCTTATTGAACATCTTTTCTGTTACAGAGCGAGGTGGTGCAATGCGTTCAGATAGAATGCTCAGCGGAGACAGAGGAATGTCTTTACGTGTCAGTACCTCTTTAGCAGGAGACACGCTAGCAGTACCTGTTGTAGCCTCAGTAAGCACAGCAAAGATTTGATCCCGCTACCGCATCGCATCATCAAGCCACGCATGGCCTTGTTTACGATCTGGTGCAGCATAATCATCACCACGAGACATAGCCGCAATGTGGTTGATAGGATCAAGCGGACGTGTCAGGGCA